GGGCCCCATTGATACAGGAGCTCAGGCGTGCCGGGATCCCGATTTCAGAGTATAGTCCCAGCAGGGGTAATGACAAGACCGTGCGGATAAATGCAGTAGCTGACGTATTTGCATCCGGCAAGGTGTGGGCCCCGGCGAAACGGTGGGCGCGGGATGTGATAGAGGAGATGGCTGCATACCCGCAAGGTGAGCACGATGACCTCGCGGACACCTGTACACAAGCGATACTAAGATTCAGGCAGGGCGGGTTTATTCCGCTGCCGGTAGATGAAGCAGATGAGCCCAACACATTCCGCCACAGGGCGGCATACTACTAGGATAAATCATGGCAATAACTAAACCCCTATACACAAACCCAATGCGTAAGCTAGAGCAAGAACCGGATGAGCCGGGCGTGGAGATTGAAATTGAGGATCCCGAAGCCGTAACAATAAATGCGGGCGGAGTTGAAATTCACCTGGAGAAGGGCGAGAAAGATTTTGCTGTGAACCTGGCAGAGTATCTGGATAAAGGAGAGCTCAGCACCATAGGTTCTGAGTTGCTGGAGGATATAGGCAATGATAAACGCAGTCGGGTAGAGTGGGAGAAGACATACAAGGAAGGCATCAAGTTGATGGGGCTCGGTTATGAAGAGCGTACTGAGCCGTGGGATGGGGCATGCGGGATATTCCACCCGATGATTACGGAAGCTGTTGTAAGGTTCCAGGCAGAAACAATACTGGAAACATTCCCTGCAGCGGGGCCTGTCAAGACACATATCCTGGGGGACATAACACCAGAGAAGGAAGATGCAGCAGCGCGTGTTGAAGAGGACATGAATTATATCCTCACAGAAAAGATGCCGGAGTTCCGTCCTGAGCACGAACGGATGCTGTGGAACCTGGCAACAGCAGGATCAGCGTTCAAGAAAGTCTACGAAGATGCCACACTTAACCGCCAGACGTCTGTGTTTGTTCCAGCAGAAGATGTATATCTGCCATATGGCACATCAGAGTTAACTACATGCCATCGTGTAACGCACATGATGCGCAAGACTGAGAATGAACTCAAACGATTAATTTATTCCGGGTTTTATAAAGAGTTTGATATTGGTGAGCCTGTGCAGATGAGCACAGACACTATCCAGCGAGCAAAGGATAAAGAGTCCGGGCTTAGTGCAATAAACGATGATCGTCATACGTTGTATGAAAGTTTAGTTGATCTTGATCTGCCGGGGTTTGAAGATAAGGATAAAGGCGGGGAACCCACAGGGCTAGCGTTGCCATATGTAGTTACGATACTGGAAGATGGTGAAGTTGTAGCGATTCGCCGCAACTGGAAAGAAGGTGACAAAGATAAAATTCGCAGGCAGCACTTCGTACACTATCAGTACATTCCTGGATTCGGAGCTTATGGGTTCGGGTTGATTCATCTGGTTGGCGGGTTTGCTAAAAGCGCTACGTCATTAACGCGCCAATTGGTTGATGCAGGTACGCTGGCTAATTTGCCAGGTGGATTAAAAACTCGCGGGCTGCGTATTAAAGGTGATGACACTCCAATTTCACCGGGAGAGTTTCGTGATGTGGATGTTGGTAGTGGCACGATTAAAGACAACATCATGCCGTTGCCATATAAGGAACCAAGCGGAACGTTGTTTAATTTGCTGGGTACTATTATTGAAGAAGGGCGCTCGTTCGCATCCAGCAGCGACTCCATAATTCCAGATCTGAACAACCAGGGCCCTGTCGGATCTACTCTGGCAATTCTGGAACGGCAACTGAAAGTAATGTCTGCAGTACAGGCGCGAGTGCACTATGCATTCAAACAAGAGTTGCAGTTATTGGCCGAAATCATAAAAAATAACGCGCCGGAAGATTATGATTTCACGCCGCCTAAAGGCAAGCGGGCCAAGCAGGAAGATTACAGTGATACGAATATTTACCCTGTATCAGATCCGAACGCTTCAACTATGGCGCAGCGCGTTGTGCAGTACCAGGCAGCTGTGCAGTTATCTACTACAGCGCCACAAATTTATGATCTGCCTCATTTGCACCGCCAGATGCTGAGTGTGCTGGGCATTAAAAACATTGATAAGATTATTCCCGATGAGGATGACGACAGCAAACCGACAGATCCAGTGACGGAGAATCTGGATGCGCTTGAGTGCAAACCACTTAAAGCGTTCGTGTTTCAGGATCACAGATCACACATCCAGGTTCACCAGATGGCTATGCAAGATCCGATGATTCAACAGTTGATCGGGCAAAATCCACAAGCTCCAGCCATACAAGCTGCGCTGCAAGCGCACATTACCCAGCATGTGGGGTTTGAATATCGGGCGCAGATGCAATTGGCCATGGGTATGAACTTACCGATGCCGGATGATGAAGTTCCTCCTGAAATGGAGATTCAGTTGTCAAAAATGCTGGCGCAGGCAGCTCCGCAAGTACTAGCACAGTCTCAACAAATGGCTGCCCAGAAGCAGGCACAGCAGAACCAGCAAGATCCGGTTATACAAGCACAGTTGCAGGACCAGAAGATTGCCATGGGCGAGTTACAGCGTAAGCAGCAGAAAGATCAACAGGACTTCCAGATTGCCCAGGAGCGTCTGCAGATAGAAAAGGCTAAAGTTGCTAGTGATGCACAACTTCGTGCCGCACAAGCCCAGGCTGATAAAGATAAGGTAGAGAAGGATTTGCAGTTTAAAGGCACGCAGATGGGCATAGATTTGTCCCACAAGAAAGCAACCCTGCAGTCCCAAGAGAAACAGACAGGAGTGCAGACAGGTGTAGATATTTCCAAGCACAAAGCTGAAATGCAGGATCGGCAGGCTGCGCGCCAGGATGCTCACAAGAAGCAGAAACACGACCACCACCACCAGGCAGCTCTGCAGATAATGCAGCATGGTCAGGATAATGAGCAGCAGAATCAAGAACACACGCATAAAGAAGGGCTTGAAATACTGCAACACGGCCAAAACGCCGAACAGCAGGCTACAGAGCATGCACACCAGGCTAGCCAGCAAGCTGCAGAGCACGCACAACAAACTGAAATACAAGCTGCTGAGCCAGAACCTGCGCCTGCCAAGGGGGATAAAGGATGAAAACAGTCATCGAAGTAGTGCAAGAACGCCTGAAAGGAGTGGAAACTGTTCACCAAGAAGAGATAATGAGAGGGGTTTTTAAGTCTTTTGATGAATACAAGTTTGCCTGCGGAATATTGCGGGGGATTGCCCTAGCACTCGATATTGTAAAAGATATCGCTAAAACCCAAGAGGAACCAGAAGATGAGTAGGATTGCGCTAATAAACCCGTTAAATGAAGCTGAAGTACTGGAAGAACCAGCAGGCGATGTTCGTTCTGATGCAGAAAAAGCCCAACAATTGCCAGAGCCAGCAGGATGGAAAATACTGTGCGCGCTGCCGGAAGTGTCTGAAAAGGTTGAAGGTTCTGATACTATAGTCCGTCCAGACCAGTATCGCAAAGAAGATGAAATTGCGACGGTGGTGCTGTTTGTAGTTAAAGTGGGCCCCACTGCCTATAAAGATCCAAAGTTTGATGGTGTGGCATGGTGTAAGGAAGGCGATTTCATCATAGTACGTACCTATTCTGGTACGCGGTTTAAGATCTGGGGGCGTGAATTCCGCATGCTTAATGATGACCAGGTAGAAGGCACAGTTCAAGATCCACGTGGATTATCACGGCACCACGTTTAATTGCCGCGCACTGAAAGGAGTTAATCATGGCTGAAGCAGCCGCAGTAAAACCAGTAGAAGTGGACGCTTTTACGTTTCCTGATGAAGCTGGCGGTAAGGTTGAGTTTTCTGTGGAAGAGGATATTCCAGCAAATATAGAGGTTGTTGATGATACGCCGCTTTATGATAAAGGCCGAAAGCCCCTTGCAAAACCAGTGGAAGATCCAACTGATGAGGAATTGCAGGCTTATAGCGCTCAGGTAAAGGAGCGAATAAGTGAGTTGACGCATGCCAGGCATGATGAGCGGCGCGCAAAAGAGCAGACCACTCGTGAAAAACTGGAGCTGGAGCGTTATGCCCAACAAATTCTTAATGAAAACAAACAGTTAAAAGAATATGTCAATAATGGGCGGCAGGCTTATGGGCAGGTAGCTGCAGCCGGAGCTCAGGCCAAACTTGATATGGCCAAGGCAAAGTATAAAAAAGCCCACGATGATTTTAATACAGATGACCTTGTGGCGGCCCAGGAAGAGATGATGGCGGCAACACTGGAGTTGACCCAGGCAAAGAACTTTAGGCCAGCCCCTTTACAAGCTGCTGAAACTCCTGTATATAATCAGCAACAGCAACCAGAATCACCCAGGATTGACGAGAAAACTGCCAAATGGCAGGCCCGCAATCCATGGTTTGGCGATACAGATATCCCAGATCATGAAGAAATGACTTCCGTGGCTCTGATAGCGCATAAGCAGTTAGTTCACTCCGGGATTGATCCCCGCTCTGACGAGTACTTCAAGAAAATTGATGCTCGCGTTCGTTCACGGTTTCCCTCATATTTCGAGGAAATCAGCCAGTCTCCAGAAACCCCCCGCAAACCAAACAGTGTTGTAGCTCCGGCTACTCGCTCTACGGCCACACGGAAAGTTGTGCTTACCAAGACACAGGTAGCTCTGGCGAAACGCTTAGGCGTCCCTCTTGAAGAGTACGCTAAACAAGTAGCTAAACAACAAGGTTAATAAGGAGCATTAAAATGGCTAGATCCGAACGAGAAATGAATACCCGTGATAAGCAAACGCGAGATGATGCGTATATACCTCCTGGCGTATTGCCAGAACCTATACCGGAACCAGGGTGGGTTTTCAGGTGGATTGCAACACACATTATGAGTAAGCCAGACAACTCTAACGTCTCCAAGAAAATGCGTGAAGGCTGGGAGCCCGTAAAGGCTGTTGACCAACCGCAGATGGAAGTTTTGGGGGATGCATCAGGCAACATCGAAATTGGTGGGCTGATGCTGTGTAAAGCGCCGGAAGAGAAAATGCTTAAACGTAATAAGTACTATGAGAAACAGGCTGAAAACCAGATTGTTTCCGTAGACAACAGTTTTATGCGAGAAAGTGACCCGCGTATGCCCCTGTTTAAGGACCGCAAAACTAAGGTAACTTTCGGAACAGGTGATAATTAACTTAGGGAGTTTTTCAAATGGCTAAAATCGCAAGTCCTTTCGGCTTACGTCCTATTAGCCTCATTGGATCACAAAAGTTCAATGGGGGCGGAATTCGTGAAATCCCGCTGACTGCTAATAATACTTATGCTTTTTTCAACGGTGATATGGTTGTTACGGCTGCAGGCATTCCAGCGCCATATACTGCAGCAGTGACTGGCCCTACTACTACTACCTCTGGCCTGGTTGGTGTTTGCGTTGGTGTTCGCTACCAGTTAGCAGCAGGCAATAGTCTTGGGTATCCTCTGTATGCGCAGTATCTGCCAGCTAACGCAATTACTGCTGGCTATACCAACATCTTTATTCGCGTTGTGGAAGATCCAGATCAACTGTTCCTGATCCAATCTGATGGCACTACCTTCACAGGCATGTCCAATCCCATTGCTTTTGCTTATGGCACTCCTGTACTGCCTATCGGCCTTAATGCTCAATTGAAGGTTCCTACTTCAACGGCTGATGCAAACCGTGGCAGCACTGTTACTGGTAATGCTCTTTGGTCCCTGGCCGCGTCTTCAGCATCCGCATCTACTGCTACTTATGCAGTACGCATTGTTGATTTCCTGAACAGTAATCAAACGGTACCAGGTTCCGCAAACTTTGAGAGTGTGAACGATCTGTATCCTGAAGTGATTGTTAAGTTTAACTTCGGCGTGCACTCGTATTACAACTCAACCCCCAACTAAGGAGTTTTATAATGGCCATCTCAAGATCGCAACTGTTAAAGGAACTCCTTCCAGGGCTTAATGCCTTATTTGGGTTGGAGTACAAGCGCTACGGCGAAGAGCATAAAGAAATTTATGAGGAAGAAACTTCTGAACGTAGCTTTGAAGAAGAAACCAAGCTGTCTGGTTTCAGTGCAGCACCTGTAAAGGTTGAAGGTCAAGGCATCGACTACGACACCGCACAAGAAGCATGGACGACTCGGTATCAACATGAAACCGTTGCTTTGGGTTTTGCAATTACTGAAGAAGCTATCGAAGACAATTTGTACGATAGCCTGTCAGCTCGGTATACCAAGGCCTTGGCTCGTGGTATGGCATATACCAAACAGGTTAAGGCTGCATCTACCCTTAACAACGGCTTTACTACCGGCTACAACGGTGGCGATGCTGTGCCCTTGTTCTCTTCCTCACACCCCTTGATTGGCGGCGGCGTAAATGCTAACCGTCCTGCAGCAGGTGTGGATTTGAATGAAACGGCTATTGAAGCTGCCACCATTCAAATTGCTGCTTGGACAGATGAACGCGGCTTGTTGCTTGCTGCTAAACCCAAGAAGCTAGTTATTCCTCCCACCCTGCAGTTCGTTGCTACCCGTTTGCTGGATACTAAGCTGCGTGTAGGAACTACTGACAATGACATCAGTGCCATTAATAACAACGGTACTGTTGCAGAAGGCTACGTTATCAATCACTTCTTGACTGACGTAAATGCTTGGTTCCTCACCACCGATGTGCCAAATGGCTTGAAGCACTTTGTTCGTACACCTCTGCAGAATTCCATGGATGGTGACTTTGATACGGGAAATGTTCGGTACAAAAGTAGAGAGCGGTACAGCTTTGGCTGGTCGGATCCGCTCGGAGTCTGGGGTTCACCTGGTTCGTTCTAAACTAAGCACTTGCAGCAAACTAGACCCCGCTTCGGCGGGGTCTTTTACAAAGGGCTGCAGTTTAAATGTATCAAAAAGCCTATTGCACTACTACAAGAATAGGAGTATATATACATAAACCTGGGTGATTGCCCCGCCGCACTGCCCCAGCAGACGATGCAACGATGGCGTGGGTACTTTTGCATAAGGAAAAATCATGGCTCGTTCCACGTTTGCTGGCCCGATTCTGTCGGGTACTGTGCGTCAAAGCGCTTTTCGTAATGTCGGCAGCACCAATCTCTTTCAAACCGCAGTAATTGATCTTTCCGTAACTAATGCGCAAACTGCCAACTATGCAGGCGGTTCCGGTGTATTTGTGGCCAGTAACTATGCTTCAGGTGCCAATGGACAAAATCTGGCTGCTACAGTTTATACTCCGAGCTCCTCTACGTATCCTTCTGCTGTGCAAACAATCCCCGCAGATACTGCCACTAACATCTATCGCGGCGTTGTGATGTATGTTCCTACGAGCTGCATAATCACGCAGATTAACATCGGATGCGGAGTCGTTCCTGCAGTGGCAGGCGGTACAGCAGCTTTGACTACCTTAACTCCGTATGTATCAAATAACTACACAGCAGCTGCTGGTACGCCTACTTATGCTGCTACCGCAGCCGTTACTGCTGTTGGTTGGCAAGCCATCGCTACTGCTACTGCAACAACCCTTACAAACTTGAACAGCACCAGCACGGATATTCTGCAGGCTAATGCGCCTAATTTGTCACAAGTTGTGTTTACCCTGGCTATAGTGGGAACTGCGCTTACTACGGCCACTTCACTAGCTGGGTTATTTTATCTGCAGCTGGAGTATTGCCAAGCGGATAGCAACCTGGGCAACCAAACTACATACCCCTACCTTAACGTTTAATTAGGAGCTAGTCATGGCACATAAAAATGCAGATGGAATGGAAGAAAAAGGTGTCCCAAAACATAAGATGAACCACGAGCATGTGATGGATGAGTATGCTGATGGGGGCCACATTCACAATGTAGATCATGTTGAAAAGTTTTATGGTGGCGATGGCCATGAACATGAGCAGCATAAAGTGAAGAAAATGAAACATGGTGGCTCTTGCTAAAGGAGAATCATCATGACGATGCAGACAGACGTAAAAGCGGCGTATACCAATACGTCCGCCGCACTTTTTGCAGGGCGTACTAGGGTCAAGCAGATTTTGGCCC